CTTATGAACCATCACTGCCTGGCAGCCCCCGGGTAAACACCCGGACCATCAGTGATTGCAGTTGGAGAAACTGCCGCGGATTTGACACCCGTCGGAGAGGGTTGACCCAACATTAAACCATTATTTACAAGTATGGTCTGTATGGCGCGCTCGTCGCCATTCGCCATGAAGATCTGATAAGCAATCTGGGCCTTTTGCACATGTGTATGGTGCTTCGAGGAAGCAACATCGATGGTCGCAGTGAACGTGTAGTCAGGAGACCGGGTCGACTTGTAAGCAACAACCAACTCCAAGTAGATCGTCCCAACATTGACATTCGTGGACACATTCTGATCAGTGGCAACGCCGAACGCCCCTTGATACGTTGTGTCATCAAAGGTAGAGCCATTCGGCAAAGTGTCATACCAAGACTGTCGTGCCAACGGATAGAACTCCAGGGCAAAGTCCTCATAACAAGAACCGACAGCAAAATCGCTCAGTCGAGACATCTGGGGAAATGACATCGAATAAGAGCCATCTGAGTGAAATGCTTGCTCTGGATCGTTGACATACATCAAGGAGACACGGCCTTGAGTGCTTGTGGGTGCATAATGTACAAAGTGAAGCTTGGCAGCAAGAACCCTATAGTTCTGGTAAGCTTGAGCAACCTGACGAGCCAGAGGCAAAACCGTCTGGTTTGGGGTCAGGATAACTTGAGTTTGCTTCAACGTGCTCGCCGCACCAGCAAGCGGGACATCAATAACCATCTCTTTCGAGTGGACTATGACGTCACCATTGGGCTCGCGGTGCAAAACACGGACAAAACTGTTGAGCTGCTCATCTCGACCAAAAGCAACAGGGGCATCTGCCGAAGCCACAACCGGCCCACCCATATGGAGGTTTGTACCAGGTCCAGATCCGAACTCACCAGGCAACACGACCTTCTCGGACAGTCCCAGCTTATTCAGCAGGGCACTGCCGAGAGAGTTGACCAGTTTTCCGGATCCAGGTAAAAACAAATCAGCCCCCATTGAGCCGCCCGCGAGAGCAGCACGGGCAAGTTTAGAGCCGGTGGATCTTCGTGGCGCCACATTTTTAGGATTTTTCTTTTTCGCTGAAGGAGGGTTCCCTTTCTTCATGGTGCGAGAATCTGAAGGCTCTGGGACACTTCAAGATTCCCTATTGGGGGGGCGGTGCGACCGCAAGCACCGCTCGGTCACCCCCCACACTGCTTACAACCAAGGCAACACAGGAGGTCGGGCCCCAACCCGTACCTCCCGGGAAACGGACATCTCCATGGCTATCTGAGTCGAGGGCGGCACACCGAATGCTTCCCAGAAGCTTACCCGATTTGACTCAGTAACCACCTCATTGGATCGATCAATACCAAATGAGTTTAAGACGAACCCAGACTCCAAACTCGGATGATCTAATGATCGGCCCTCAGAGAGCTCGACCATCGTAGTGTAGAGATGGTGGTAGATCGGGCACCCACCAACTGCCGCAAGGCCACCGACGCCAACGCTCCCCAACCAGGCCCCCCGCTCCGCGGGTGTGCCCGGATTTGTAAGGCAGCACTGATCCTTCGATAACCCTGCAGCCGGGTTGCGCACCATTATCCACCTCCCATTCAGGAACACCGGCCGTGTCTGGCACATATCAATGCGCTCAAACCGTCCAACCGGTTCCTCCACCGTCATCTCGAACCCGAAATCCAGAAACCACTGATCCAGTGCAGCCAACACCAGACCAGAGTCCCGCTCCTCACAGATGATCAAGAAATCGTCGCCATCATCAGCGATCTCGGCGTTAACTCCAAGCGTCTCAAGCAAACCGTACAAAATAGAGCAAACAATGAAAACATTGCCTAAAGCAGTGTTCATGTCACCACTTGCACGCCCACCAATCCGCTTGAACTTGAGGCTACCGTCCTTGACCCTTCCGTGACACCAATTATCAATCTGCCATCTGAGCATCCGCCGCAACTCCCAGCGACCAGAGATGCGGTTGTAAAGAGCATGCTCATATTCAAGTGCCTCCTTAGACACATGTTGATCAAAGCGCTTAGCGTCAGCACCAATAGCGACAGGCTTAACAAACCTGTCCCACTTGGTGCGAAGGGCCGCCGCTCTTTGCTCCATGTTGAGACCTTTGAAAACCGTCG